AACTTGCTTAAATGAAAATGTTGTTAATGATGCAGTCAGTATCTATCGTGGTTTTTTAAATGATAGTAATGCTTTAATTGCTGATCCTTTCCTTTTATATAAAGGAACGATTGATACCTTTCAAATTTCAGAGTCAGGTTCAGAAAGTTATATTACTTTAAGAATTGTTTCTCATTGGGCGGACTTTGAAAAATCAAACGGAAGAAAAACAAATAATATATCTCAACAACGATTCTTTAGTACTGATGTCGGTATGAATTTCAGTAGTGAAACTGTTTTAGATATTAAGTGGGGTAGAGCATAATGGGTTTAAATCCTTTCAAAGCTATAAAAAAAATTGCTAAAGGAACAGTCAAACTTATAACTAAAGCGATTTCTTGGATTTTTCCTAAACCAGAAATACCAGATTACGGAAGTAGTGAATTTGATGATTTTGAAACAGGCGTTCTATTAAATAAACAATCGAATGATGCCAGTATTCCTGTGATCTACGGAACTCGCATGGTTGGGGGAACTAGATGTTTCATGGAGAGTTCGGGTACCGACAATACTTACTTATACATGGCAATCGTTTTATGTGAGGGAGAAATTAATGATATTACTTCTATTAAAATAGATGACAAAGCTGTTACTTGGTCAGGCGATCTTGCAGATAATTCACAAGTTACAGTTAATAGTTCAGATGGAAATTTTTATAAAGATTCAGCAAGTTTAATTACAGTCGAACCTCATTACGGAACAGATGCTCAAAGTGCCTCGAGTCTTTTATCAACTTTGTCTAGCTGGGGATCGTTGCATAAACTTTCAGGACTTGCGTATTTAGCTTTAAGATTTACTTGGAATCAAGATGCTTTTCAAGGTATTCCAAAAGTTCAAGCAGTTGTTCAAGGAAAAAAAGTAGTTGCTTATGATGTAAGTTCGGTAGCACAAACTGCGGCACATTCAGATAATCCAGCTTGGTGTTTATTAGATTATTTAACCAACGCAAGATACGGAAAAGGTTTAGCAATAGGCAATATTAATATTCCAAGTTTTTATACAGCGTCAGGCGTTTGTGATACTGATGTTACTCCTTATACAAGTGCAAGTGCTATCGACATCATGGATTGTAATACCATTATCGATACTTCTAAAAAGATTATGGAAAACGTTAGAGAAATTTTAAAAGGGTGTCGTGGCTATTTACCTTTTGCGAGTGGCGAATATAAATTGTTAATCGAAACAACAGGATCGGCTTCTATTACTTTAACCGAAGATGATATTATTGGTGGATATAATTTATCAAGCGAAGATAAAAATTCTAAATACAACAGGGTTATCGTTTCTTTTGTCAATCCAGACCGAAACTACCAGGTTGACGAGGTACAGTGGCCTGAAATAGATGATAGCGGTTATACGTCAGTCGACCAACATGCCACTATGAAAGCCGCTGATGGAGGTTTCTTATTGGAAAATCGAGTGGACATGAAAACGATTACTTCGCCTTACCAAGCATTAGAAATGGCAGAAGTCATTTGCAGAAGATCAAGAGATGCGTTAAGATTAGATATTAATTGTGGAGGAGATGCTTATGACCTAGCGATAGGAGACATTGTAGCGATCACTCATTCCAGTATTGGATTCTCGTCCAAGAATATGCGTGTGGTTGGATTTACTTTCAACGAAGACTACACGATAGGGCTTTCTTTAATCGAACACCAAGACGCACACTACACTTGGGCAACTAAAACACAAGCGGCAACAACTCCCTCAACAACTTTACCTAATCCTTTTTCTGTTACTGCACCAGCTTCAGTTACTTTAACTGACGAACTCATCGAATATTCTGATGGAGTTTGTTTAACACGACTTAATATTTTAGTTGGAGCAAGTACAGATAAGTTTGTTCAATATTATCAAGTGGAAGCTAAACAAAGTACAGAATCAGATTATAAAATTATTACAAAAGGAACACAATTAAACCATGAAATGCTTAATGTTATAGATGGAAAAATTTATAATGTTCGCTGTAAGAGTATCAATGCTCTTGGAGTTAGCAGTACATATACTTCTGCAACAAGAACAATAGTAGGGGGAAGTGATCCACCAAGTGATATTGATGATTTTGCAATAGAAATGCATGGAAGTAATCAGATGAGATTAACTTGGACACCACCTAGTGCCTCAACGGATTTGGATATTGCTTACTATGAAATAAGATACCAAAATGTAACGAGTGGTGCATTATGGAATACGAGTACAAATTTAATCAGGGTAACAAGAAGAAAATCAGATAATGCTTTAGTGAATAGTAGAGTTGGTGCTTTCCTCATAAAAGCAATCGACAAGACTGGCAATGAATCAATTTCGGAATCTATTATTTACACCAATGTTTCAAATGTTTTTGCTTATACTGATATTTCTACAACAACAGAAAATCCAAATTTATTTTTAAGCCCAGCACAAATGGATGCGACTTATCCTTTATGTGTAAAAGAAGATGCAAGTGGAGATACTGTTTTATCTTTAGATACTATTACTAATTTTGAAGATACAGTTGGAAACTTCGATACTCCTAGTGGAGATTTTGAACTGGGGGGTACTGATGCAACTTCAAATCCAACTTATTATTTAGCCAATAGGGATAGTCTTGGCTATTACGATTTTATTAATTCTATCTCATTATCGGCTACTTATGACGGAACAGTTAAACCAACCCTGACTTTAGATTTTGAAAATCCTTATGATTTATTTGATTCTGGCAGAGGTTATTTATATTTTGATGATGCAAAAGCACCATTTGACGGAAGCGAACCCTCTCATGCATTTCACAAATTACAAATAGCTACAAGCACAACAAGTTTAGGTGCGGCAACTGTTTATAATGATATTTCTTCGTCAGCGACTTATGCCTTTAGATATGCAAAATTTAGGTTGCGATTAACCAATGATGATAATAAAACAAGTAGTAATATAACTCAATTAGTAATTAAATTGGCTATGGAAAACAGAAATGCAAAAGGCAATGATATTGCAAGTGGAGCAACAACAAAAGTAATTACATTTAGCAACGCATTTTTTGCAACACCTAGCTTGGGAATAGCGGCTCAAAATATGGCAACGGGAGACTACTATACAATCACATCAAAAAGTGCTACGAATTTCTCTATAACCTTTTACAACTCGTCAGGAGTAGCCCAAGATAGAACATTTGATTACGTGGCAGAGGGGTATGGATTATCACCTTAAAATTATTGCATTAAATAAATATTATGTCATCAGTTTCACAAATTACAGTAGATAATCAGGGCTTCAGTGCATTTCGTACATCCATGAACAATAGCTTAAATGCTTTGAACACTTTAAATTCTGGTACATCTGCTCCTGGAAGTGCGGTGGCTGGATCGCTATTCCTAGACACAACTTCGGCAACAACACCTACTTTAAAACTTTACGATGGATCAGATTGGATTTCACTTTGTACTTTTGACTATTCTGCAAATACTGTGAACTGGTTGGATTCAACTGTTAGTGCTGATGTTTCTGGGGACAGTTCGCCACAATTAGGCGCAGATTTAGATATTCTAACTTATGGAATTACATCATCAAATACAATAATGCACCCAACACTTTCAGGAACAGGAAAGTCTTTGGTATTAGGATTTTAACAATAGGAGAAAAATATGGCAAGTGAATTATTAAAAGTAAAACTACACGCAACACTTTCAAATAGTGAAGCAGATATTCTTGCAGTAGCAAGTGGTCATACTTATACAATATTAAGTATTACACTTTGTGAAACAGGAAATGCGGCTGAACTTTTTGATTTATATGTCCGAGATAATGCTAGTTCTAGCGATTACTGGATTTATAAACAGCAAGCAATCGGAGCTTATGAAACTTTTGAACATACAGGAAGAATAGTTTTAGAAGAAACAGATGTGTTGTCAGGTATAACTGCAACTTCAGCAGATATTGACGTAGTTGTTACTTATTTAGATCAAACATTATAATAGGAGAATAAATGAGTGGAATCATAGGAAGTAGATTAAATAATAGAGGTTCTGGACTTGTAGGAAGTTTAGGAACTGACGGACAGGCATTGGTATCTTCTGGTGCTGGTAATGGCGCAGTTTTTGAAACAGTTGCCTCAGATTTAACACCAGTAAGACAAGATATTCTTACGCTGGCTCTTAAACAGGCAGTAGAAGAAAATCATACAAAATATAATTTACCAAATTCTTCTATATGTAAATTTGAAGCAGATGCAGATTTTAATTTAGCAGGTTCAACAACGATTGGTAGAAATGCTAGCGAATATATTTCTTCTGTGAGTTCTTCTTATACTACTTACACAAGTGGTTCAAGCAATTTTACTGTTCCTGCTGGCGTTACTTCAGTTGAGGTATTAGTCGTAGCTGGAGGTGGCGGTGGTCGTGCTTCAGATGGTGATGATCAAACTGGGGCTGGAGGAGGTGCTGGTGGAGTAGTTCATCATGCAACTTTAACAACCACACCTGCTGGTACGATTGCTTATGCTGTTGGTGCTGGTGGTGCTGGAGGAACTGTAGCTAGCAGAGGAGGAACCAATGGAAGCGATTCAACATTCGGTTCTATTACTGCTGTAGGAGGCGGTGCAACTTCAACCGCACTTGGAGTAGATGGAGGTTCTGGTTCTGGTGTTGGATTGGGAGGTGTATACGGTAATACTCCTGGTTCTGGAACTCAAGGAGATAGTGGTGGCGGAACAGGATATGGAAATGATGGTGGTTCTTGTGGAGTTGCTGATCTTTCAAATTCTGCTGGTGGCGGTGGTGCTGGAGCAGTTGGAGCTAATACAGTAGGTGCAGAGGTTGGCTCTGCTGGTGGTGCTGGTCGATTATTTTCAAATTTTACATCTTATGGAGTTTCAGGTTACTTCGCTGGAGGAGGCGGTGGTGGTGGAGAAACTACTAATGGTGCTGGTGGTTCAGGCGGCGGCGGTGCTGGTGGCGAACCAGGAGTTGATGCTACTGCAAATACAGGTAGTGGTGGCGGTGGTTCTGGTGGTAATTCTGATGCTGGTGATGGTGGTTCAGGATTTATTGGAATTTATTATCAAACATTATCAGCAACAGGAACAGCTTTAGGAACGACTAATGTTCCAACAAGTGCTGTTACAGATGTTTCAGGAGTAATGCTTTTAAAAGATGCTTCTGGCACAACTACTTTAGGCACAGATGTAAAAGCATATTTTACAGCAGATAATTCAAACTGGACAGAAGCAACTTCTTATGCAGATGCTGGAACTTTCTCAACAGGAATTAAAATGATTAAACTTGGTAAGGCAACTTGCACAAGTGGTTCAGATGTTCGTTGGAAAATTGCATTTGCAAACCAAGTAGCTTCTTCAAAAGAAGCATACATTTACGGAATAGGATTAAATTACTAATAACATTTCAACAAGGAACTCACTATGTTTTTAAGAGGAAAACCTAGAATAATTAATGTACTTCAAAAGCCATTTTATGTTATAGAGGTTTATGGTTAAAAATATAATTAAACTTATTATCATTTCTCGTTAATCTTCAAGGAGATTAATAATGCAACTTTCCAAACATTTCCAATTAAAAGAATTTACCAAGAGTCAAATTGCGGCTAGGAATGGAATTAACAACACTCCTCATAGCGGAGATGTTAAGAATTTAGAAAACCTATGCTATGAAATTTTAGAACCTGTACGAGCCAAGTTTGATGAAAAACCAGTTGTGATTAATAGTGGTTTTAGATGTTTAGAAGTTAATCGTTTGCTGGGCAGTTCTGACTCCTCTCAACATACCAAAGGCCAAGCTTGTGATTTTGAAATCGCTGGAGTGCCTAATATTAAAGTCGCTTACTGGGTACAAGCCAATGTGGACTTTGACCAACTTATTTTAGAATTCTGGAATCCTGAAAGTGGAGATGGTAATATTGGTTGGATTCATGTTTCTTATAATGAAAAAGGATCTAATAGAAAACAAGTATTAACATTTGACGGAAAATCATATACAAATGGATTACCAGATATGAAATGGCATAAAGGAGAAGTAGTGGAATAATGACCACGCAAACAGAAAACAGAGAAGCGATTATTAGAATTGAGGGGAAGATTAAACTTCTTCAAAAAGATATTAGTGTGCTTCGTGATAACCACATAAACCATTTAGCTTGTCGAGTAGGAAGAATGGAAAAAGTTATGTGGAGTGTTTGTTTGATTGCTATTTCTCATTTGGTGTTCGCAGTCTTGCAATAGTTGTATTATTGAGATACATCTTTTTATATGTATCGTTCAATTTTAATTATTTCAGATTTACATATTCCTTACCACCATCCTGATAGTTTTAATTTTTTAAAAGAAGTTAAAAAAGAATTTAAACCTGACTTCATTTTAAACATTGGAGACATGCTTGATTTCCATGCAATTAATATGCACACTCACGATCCTGATTTATATTCTCCCGGTCATGAGTTAAGCGAATCCATTAAATATATTAGAGAGTTAGAATCTATTTTTCCTAAAATGATTGAGCTTGACTCCAACCATTCCAGTTTAGTTTATCGGAGAGCTGTCAAATATGGATTATCAAGATCCTTTTTGAAACCGTACAAAGATTTTTTAGGAACGAAGAAATGGAAGTGGGTAGATGATATAACTCTTAAAATGTCTAATGGTCAAAAATGTTTTTTTACACATGGAAGAAGTGCTGATGTTTTGAAAGTTTCTCAAACAATGGGTATGAGTGCTTGTCAAGGACATTATCATACAGCGTTTTGTATTAAATACTGGGCAAATCCTGATAATCTTTTCTTTGCGATGAATGTTGGATCATTAATTAATCAAAAAAGTTTAAGCATGAATTATGCAAAAAATTTTAGAACGAGATTTATTTTAGGTTGTGGAATTATTTTAAATGGGTACCCTCGTCTTTTACCTATGGTTTTAAGTAAAAAAGGAGATTGGATAGGTAATATAGTGTAAAAATACCCTATTAATCGAGCAGAAAGGGGTGTATTTTAACAAATTATAATTAATGTATACCAAGGATCCAATAATAGAAAAAGTCATTAAAAAACACGAAAATCGTGGAA